ACTTTTCTAAAGGGCAGCACCAGAGGAAACATATCCCAGTAAGGTAACTTGTCTTTTAACTTTGCATCGTAAAAGAACATATACATGTTGCCAGGCATAATGGTTGTCGTTAACTCAGGTGTATTTGACATCAACTGATTAGGTCTGACGTTTTTAAGGTTCTTAATTTGAACCTGATACCAGTTAAGAGAGCGGTCTACATCACCCGCTTTCATTCTAATATCTTGGAAAGGATTAACAGTTGCCATAATAATATTTATCCGTTATAGACCAAGGTCTTTTTCGGTTAAAACTAGAAATTTCATACCTCTATCAACACAATACTCGTTAGCTGCTTTCCATTTAGATTGATTAACCCCGTATTGAAATACTTCATCAATAAAACGTTTAGTTTGGCGTTGCGGAATAGCAGGGGGCTTAGTAAATTTTTCAGGTTTAATTTCAATTAAATACTTAGTAATAGCTCCGTGTCTGTCTTTAACTCGAATGTAGAAATCTACAAAGTAACGATGTACCTTACTATCTACAGGAGACTTATAAGGTATAATCATAGTTTCAGAACCCCATTCAAGTACAGATACATTATTATCACACCATTTCATAAATTTTAACTCCCATGACGACCTATAGATAACATCATGAATGTCACCTCTATACTTAGAAGGATTAGCGACCCTGTAACGGCCTTTGTAAGTTGCTTTGTACATAACGGGATAAATATAATATAATCCAACTATTTATGGAAAACCAATGGCAGCAGATATAAAAAAAGAATATCTGGATAGATATAAGCAAGAGTCTTCTGCATTATCCGGTACGAAACTTGATAAAAACAAGTTTAAAGTAAGTATAACTCAGTACCCGTCTGATCTTCAGACAGCAGATAATCTTAAACACTACGTTCTTTTTAACATTAATATTAGAGGTAAATCTAAGTTTAATGAGAGTAAAGTGCTGTTTGAAACTAAAAGAAACCCTAACTCTGCCAATCTATCAAAGGATGAGTTAGCTAGTCCTAGTATCAGGGGTGTAACTTATGCAGCTGCCGGGGTTGCAGCTGGTGTTGCGGTCACATCCTTAGCCAGCACAGTTGCAAAGGCTGCTGGTAAAACTGGTGCAAAAGTAGAAACTGCAACAAAAGTAGCAGGTACGATAGCAGGTGGTGCAGTAGCTATAGGGATGGCTAATTCAGATATACTTAAAAAAGATACTACATACCGTATATCTGATGCAATCGCTCTTTACGTTGATGGTCCGCCTACTGTTAAGTATAGTATGAATTATGCAAATAAAGAACTCGGTACTTTACTCGGTGCTTTAGCTGGTGGAGTAATGCAAAATATAAAAGGTCTTGGTGGTGAGGCTGGAGCCGCTTTAGGTGCTTCACTAGCTAAGTTACCCGGTGCATTTGGTGGGGCAGATGTGGCATCTGCATTAAGTTCCTCCTCCGGTACATCTTTAAACCCATTTAAAGAAACTGTATTTGAATCTGTTGACTTTAGGTCTTTTGCATTTAAATATAAATTCTTTCCAAAGAATAAAACTGAATCAGATGCTGTGTTTAATATTATAAACACATTCAAGTTTCACATGCACCCTGAAATGTCTGAGAGTAAATTATTCTTTATTTACCCTTCAGAGTTTGATATTACCTATTACTACGGTAGTGTTGAAAACGGATACTTTCATAAGTTTGCAACATGTGCTTTAGAGTCTATGGATGTAAGTTATGGTGGTGAGCAATTCTCATCATTTAGAGATGGATCACCAACAGAGATTAATATGTCGCTAACATTCCGCGAGCTTGAAATTATTACTAAGAAAATGATTACGGAAGGCTACTAATGTACTTTAAAAGTTTTCCATACACGTACTACTCTCTTGACGATGCCAGTACTGTTCAAGTTGTAACTAATATTACATTACGAGCTGCTCTATCAGATGAATTAAAAAATAATTTGAGTCTGTATGATGAGTATGATATTAAAGATGGGGAAACTCCTGAACTTCTAGCTGACAAGTTTTATGGCAATCCTGAAAATCATTGGTTGATTCTTCATTACAATGAAATTATAGATCCTAGATTTGACTGGCCGTTAGATACAAATAATCTCAATAGGTATGTTGCTGGTAAATATGCTAATGTAAATGCCGTACATCATTACGAAGATGCAAACGGTAACTACGCCAATGGTAACGTATACCTTATATCAAGTGCTGACTTTACAGAATTTAATATAAACGATGCTATAACTAATATTACCAATACTGGTACAGGTTATATTACTCAAAAAAATAGTAGTTCAAATGTCAGAGTAACAGTAACCACAGGGGGATTTATTTCAGGTGATCGTATAAGAAATACATCAAATACCAGTAGTAGCGCTAATATAACAAGCACGGTTGTGTTATCTGGAACCCCCGTTACAAATTACACATACGAGGATGAAGTAAATGAGTCCAAGCGTAGAATTAAGATATTAAAAGCATCTTATGTAGATGCAGTAGTTAATGACTTTAAAAAGAAGTTAGGTGAATAATGATTGGTGAACAAGGTCTTCAACGTGCTGGGGAGGTACGGATTGAACAGCTTAAGCTTATTAACTCAAGTGATAAGGTTATTGACTTAACTGAGTTTATTGTTGAGTTAAACATTTATGAAGATATATTTAAGAATTATCTACACGGGGATATTGTAATTACTGATAGTAGAAATATTATTGATAAGTTTAATATTCATGGCGAAGAGTTCTTAAACGTTAAGCTTAGAACTCCCTCCTTTCCTGATAGTCAAGTTATTGAAAAAACATTTCGTGTTTATAAGCTAACCGATAGAACAATTGTAAGAGATAAAAATACACAAAACTTTATCTTGCATTTTATCTCGGTTGAATTTTTCTATGACGTTAATCTACCATTATTCGCGCCATTTGAAGGTACAGTGACGGATGTCGCAGGTAAGATCTTTACCGACTTTCTTGCAACCTCTCGTAACTTTAATATTTCAGAAACAGATAATACTATTAAAGAGAATCCTAAAGAGACAGAGTTAATTATTATTAATGAGTCATCTAATAAAGTTAAATTTATATCACCTGGTTGGTCCCCTCTTAAATGTATTAATTGGTTAGCATCTAAGGCTATACCTAAAGACGGGGTTGCAAAGAACTTTATATTTTTTGAATCAAACAAGAACTTCTATATTGGTACACTTGAAAATTTATTTAAAGATGCTCACGAAAATAAAAATTATTTTGGTAGATACTTAATATCAGCATCTAACGTTCGAGATGATAAAAAATCTCAGAATGTTAATCGAGAAATGTTTCTCGCTAAAGACGTAGAGATGATTGAGACAACTGATTATATTAAAAATTACACCAGCGGTTATCTTGGTAATAGATTAATATATCTAGATGTTTTTAATAAAGATTATCAATTAATTGATTATGATCATACTGTTAATTATGAAAAACAATTTCATTCGTCTGGTAAAGGTACAGAAGCAAAGCCTGTATTTAATAAAGATACATTTAAAAACTTTGCAACTAACATAAGTTTTTATCCAAAGAATCCTAAACTATTTGATAACTATCAAGATAATATTAATGAAAAAATGGGTGAGATTCATGGTAACCGCTTATCAAGTATGTTAGAGTTAACTAATATTAAAATGAATATGACAGTGCCTGGTAGAACAGATGCTGAAGTTGGTAGAATTATTTACTTTGAATACCCTTCATTAGGTGCTAAAGATGAGTCTGATAATGAGTCTTCAGCACAGGATAAACTATATTCAGGTTACTATCTCATATCAGCTATTCATCATCGAGTAACAAAGATGGAGCATGAAATGATAATGGAAGTTATTAAAGATTCTTTATATGTAGATAAAGAAAGTGATACTAAGGCTTAATTATGCAGAAAATTTTTAACAGAGATGGTTTTAATTGGTGGATTGGGGTGGTAGAAGATCGCATGGACCCTGAAAAAATGGGAAGATGTAGGGTACGTATTTACGGGTATCATACCGATAGTAAGGAAATATTACCTACAAAAGATCTGCCATGGGCAACACCTATACAACCAATTACCTCAGCAGCAATTTCAGGTATTGGTTCTTCGCCTCTAGGCCCTGTTGAAGGTACATGGGTTATTGGATTCTTTCTTGATGGGGAAGATATGCAGCAACCTGCCATCTTTGGTACTATTGCTACCAAGGCAGCTAAGAAAGCATTTAAGGTACAAGAAGAAAAACCTCAAGTATCTAATCCAAGTGATGGTGTACTTAAAGACGGTTCAGGTAATGTAGTTGTTGACGGTCAAGGTGAGCCAGTTAAGGTCGGTACACCAACTGTTGAAGGTTGGGAGCTTGGTCAAACATCTGAAAAATATGAATCCGGTGGCAAGGGTCCAGGTACGATTAATGCGTACAATGGAGGCGCAGGTGGCGATCTAGGTGGTGCATCTTACGGTACCTATCAACTTGCATCTTTCTTACCAGCAGTTATGTCGACAGGTAAAGCAAGACCATCAGCTAAAAACTCACCTGTTATTCAGTTCTTAAACAACTCTAAGTTTAAAGATAAATTCGCAGGGTTAGAACCTGCCACGGCTGCCTTTGATGCTAAATGGAAAGAGATTGCAACTACAAATGCTGCAGACTTTAAAAAAGAACAACACGATTATATTCAGAAAAAATACTACGATGTTGCATTGGCTAACTTACAGCGTCAAGGTCTAGATATGACCAAGTATGGACCAGCTGTACAAGATCTAATTTGGTCTGGAGCAGTACAATTTGGTCCTGCAAATACAAGAGCATTTACAGAAGCGTTAAGAGATAAGAGTACATTAACAGATAAAGATATTGTAACCTTAGTGAGTGAATGGAAAATTAATAATGTTGCTTCCTTGTTTAAGTCAAGTTCAGCGTCCATTCAAGCCGGTGTTAAATCTCGTTATCAATCCGAAAAACAAGCATTACTAAATTTAATTAAATAATGGATCCGTTAATTACAAAACAAATTCAAGGAGTACTTGAGAATAATATCTTTAACAAGATAATTGCACTCAACCTTAATATTCCTAATCCAATTCTGAGAGCAGTAATCTCAAGGGTTGCAGAAGTCGGGGCTGTAGATATTGTCAAGCAAGTCACCCAGGCATCTAATAAACAGTTAACTGATATACCTAAGAATATTATAGGGCCTGTTAACCCTGTTGACATTACTAATAGTAATAACAGCCCTGTTACTATCAGTAATAATATTGATGGTATTATTCAACAGCAATTACTTGCACAAACAACAGACAAAATTGTAACTAAATTACAGTCCCAGTTAAGACTGTCATTACCAACTGACAAGTTAGGTATTATTAATTTTGATGCTTTAGCAGCTAGTCTTGTACAGGGAATAACGCCTGCA